TCGGATCGCGCGCGGACGCAAAATTGGCGCCCTTTGTCGGTTTTACACTGTACAATTCCGGTTTTCCGCACATAGTACCAGTTGAGGCTGCCGGGATAGTACCAGTTGAGGTTTGATGATGCGGGGACGGCCACCAACACCGCGCGCGGTCAAGGTCCTCAACGGGAACCCAGGCAAGAGGCCGCTACGTGACGACGAACCGATGCCGGATCCCGGCGCGACGCCGCCGGCCTTCATCCTGGCGGACGAGGTCCTACGCGCGGAGTGGGCACGGCACGCGGCGCGGTTGACCGGGTACGGGATCCTGACGGCGATTGACGACGACGCGCTAGGCGTCCTCTGTGTGCTGTCCGTGAGATTCCGGGATCAAGTGGCGCAGGGGATGCCGGAGTCCGTCCTAATCGAAACCTCGAAGGAACTACGCCAATTATGGGCGCGGTTCGGGATGACGCCGGCCGACCGTGCGCGGGTGAAGGTGTCGAAGGCCGCGCCGGTGTCCAGACTGGCGCGGTTCCGCGATGGCGGATCGGCGGCCTGATCCCGTCGCGTCCTACGCGCGCGCAGTCATCGCCGGGCGCGTCGTCGCGGGACGCCTCGTCCGCCTCGCGTGCGAACGTCACCTCCGGGACGTGCGGCAAGCCAAGGCGCGCGGCCTCGTGTGGCGCCTCGACATGGCGGCGAAGGCCATCGAGTTTTTCCGCGAAATGCTGGTGTTGGAAAGCGGGGACCCGTTCGTCCTCCTGGACTGGCAACAATTCGTGGTGGGGTCCGTGTTCGGTTGGTACAACGCCGAAGGGTTCCGGCGGTTCCGGACGGCCTACGTGGAGACGGGGAAGGGGTCGGGGAAAACGCCGCTAGCGGCCGGGATCGGCCTCTATGGGTTGGTGGCGGACGGCGAACCGGCGGCCGAAATCTACTCCGCGGCCACGGACAAGGATCAAGCAAAAATCGTTTGGAAAGACGCGTGGCGGATGGTGAAGGCCTCCCCGGAGCTAGACGCGTTGATACGTTCGCCGGAACGCGGGGACGTTCAGATTGGGACCCTGACGATACCCGCGGAGTCCGCCATGTTCCGGCCGGTGTCGTCCGAACACCGCGGCCTCGATGGCCGGCGCGTCCACATGGCGTTGATCGATGAACTACACGAACATCAAACCGGAATCGTGGTGGACAAGATGCGGGCCGGGACCAAGAGGCGCCGGAACGCGTTGATATTCGAAATCACGAACAGCGGGTTTGATCGGACGACGGTTTGTTGGCAACACCATGAGCTATCCGTAAAGGTGCTAGAGGGGACCTCCGAGAATGACGGATGGTTCGCCTACGTTTGCACGTTGGACGAGGGGGACGATTGGCGGGACGAACGGGTGTGGCCGAAGGCCAACCCGGGGTTGGGCCAGGTGCTACCGGTGGCCTACCTCCGGGAATTGGTCAAGGACGCGGTCACCATGCCGCACAAGGAAAACATCGTCCGCCGGTTGAATTTCTGTACGTGGACGGAGCAAGACACGCGTTGGCTAAATATGGACGCGTGGGACGCCTGCCCGCCCAGGGTGGACCCCGCACTAATGCTTGGCCGCCGCGTGTTCGTCGGCCTCGACATGGCGTCACGGCGGGACCTCTGCGCGGCGGCCTTCCTCTTCCCTGACGATGCCGGCGGGTTTGATGTCCTCATGCGGTTTTGGATCCCGCGCGACAACATCATCGCGGCGGAAACGGACCGGTCCGAGGCCGACCGGTTGACTCTCCAGCATTGGGTTGACCAAGGACTGATAACGGCGACGGAGGGGAACGTCACGGACTATGACCAAGTGGAGGCACAGCTACTAGCGGACCTCGCGCGGTTTCAATTGGTGGAGCTAGCCCACGACCGGTGGAACATCACGCAATTGGTGACGCACCTGAAGGACCGCCTAGGGGAATCGCGCATCATCGATTACCCGCAGTCCTTTAGCGGGATGTCGTCGCCGTCGAAGGAACTAGAAAAGCTTTTGGCCTCCCGGAAGCTTCGCGGGACCGGCAATCCGGTCCTACGGTGGATGGCCTCCAACGTGGCGTTACGGCATGGGCCGGACGAGCAAATCAAACCGGACCGCGAACGTTCGCGGGACAAGATTGACGGCATAGTCGCGTTGGTGATGGCGATAGGGCGCGCCACGCTGGAGGCTACCGCGCCCGCGTCCGTCTACGAAACGCGCGGGTTGATAACGCTGTGAAACCCCTACGCGTGGCGGCGCGGTTGATCCGGGACACCTCGCGCAAGGTCGTCCTTGGCTATCCCTGCGGCGGGTCCGTCACCGTCCCGTTCCATGCCTCCGTCCTGCGGTTGCTGTGGCACGAATCGGCGAAGTCCGACCGGGACCGTTTACTAACGCGGGTGTTCCACGCCTCCGGCCTCTACGTGGGGGACAACCGTCAACTAATCGTGGAGCGGTTCCTAAAGACGGATGCCGATTGGTTGCTGATGGTGGACACGGACATTGAATTCCAACCGGAATTGTTGGGCCAGGTCCTGGGGTTCGCGGACAAGGACCGGCGCGTCATCGCGGCCAACGTCCCCCTGGGGACGGCCTACCCAACGGTGGCGTTCCGGCGGACGGAGGACCCCGGCGTATGGGAATGCCTGCCGGCGATGCCGCATGACGTGGACCTAGTGGAATGCGACGCGGTAGCAACCGCGGTGTTCCTCTGTCACCGGGAGGTATTCGAAACCATTGCCGCTGAACACGGCCAATGCTGGTTTCATCATATGTATCTGCCGGCCTCGCCGGTGGGGACGCCGCCGCCGGACTTCAAATTCCGCGCGATTGGTGAGGACATCGCGTTTTGCATCCGGGCGAAGCGGGCCGGGTTCAGCATCTACACGGCCCGCGTCCCCGGCCTCAAACACCACAAAGTGACGCCGTATTCCGAGGACTACTCCCACGCAACGGAACCGGCCTTGTTCGATTCCGGAATGGGGGAACTGGTGGCGGAGGGATAACCATGTCCCTATGGGGTCGTCTGCGGAAGGTGTGGCAACGGAGCATTAGCCTTTCGGACTTCCCACAGCTAAGCCTTTTGGCGTCGCCGTCCGTGTCCGGAATCACGGTGACGACCTCCACGGCGTTGACCTACGCCGCCTTTTGGAATGCCGTCTATATCATTTCGTCCCAAGTGGCGACGTTGCCGCGGTTCCTCTACCGGCGGAACGACGACAACGAACGCGAACGCGCCACGACCCATCCGGCCTACAAGATCATCCACGACGACCCCAACCCGCTAGAAACCAATTTCCAATTCTGGCAAACGATCATGACCCACGCGCTAACGTGGGGGAACGGGTACGCCGAAATCGAGTTTGATCGATCCTTGCGGCCCGTCGGGTTGTGGCCGATTACGCCGGACCTAATCGAACCGGTCACGGACCGGGAGGTCCAGAAGGACGGGACCATCAGCTATCGCCTCTGGTATCGCTACAAGGGTTCCCGCCGGTTGGAGGCGGAGGATGTCCTACATATCCCGGGGATGGGGTTTGACGGCGTCCAGGGTTACTCCGTCGTGGGGATGGCGCGCGAGTCCATCGGCCTAGGCCTTGCGGCCCAGCAATTCGGTTCCGCCTTTTTCGGTAACGGCGCCTATCCCGGCGTGGTCCTTGAACATCCCGGGAAGATTTCGCCGGAGGCCTTGGCGCGGTTGAAAGTGTCATGGCGGCGGGATAGCGAGGGCGCGAAAGCGCTAGGACCCCAAGTTGTAGAGGAAGGCATCAAGGTCAACAAAATCGGGATCCCGCCGGAGGACGCGCAGTTTTTGGAGACACGCGAACATCAGGTTGTGGAAATCGCGCGATGGTTCAATCTCCCCCCGCACAAACTAAAGCACAAGGTTGGGGAACGGCCCGGCGGGAACATCGAGGCCAGTCAAACGGAATTCCTGACGGATACCCTCATGCCGTGGTTGGTGACGATTGAGCAAGAGTGCAACCGCAAGTTAATCTCATCGTCCCAACGTTCCACCTACTACGTGGAACACCTGACGGCGGCGTTACTGCGGCCGGACGCCAAGACACGGTCCGAGGTACAACGCGCCTACTTCGACATGGGGGTGTTGGACGCGGCCACCATCGCGCAACAGGAAAACCTCCCGCCGCCGGATCCGCGGCCGGCCGGGATGGCCGAACGAATCGAGCAAGCCGGCCAATTGATCCGGGCCGGGTTTGATCCGGAGGAATCACTAAAGGCGCTAGGCCTCCCGCCCATCAAACATATCGGCCTCCCGCCGGTGACGGTGCAACCGCCGGAAAAGGAACCGGCGCCGCCGCCGCCCGGGGATGGGTCCGCGCCGGATGCGCCGCCGCAGGATCAACCGCCGGAGGGGAACGCGCTACCGCCGGCCGAGGACGAACGCGGGGCCAGGGCAAGGCGGACGCTACTCTTGGACGTGGCCGCGCGCTACGTGCGGCGGGAAGCGTTCCACGTGCGGCGCGCCTCAAAGCTAGGTCCGGAGAGGTTCGAGGAATGGCGCGCGGTGTTTTACGCCAAGGAACGCGGGCACCTAACGGGTGTGCTGGCGCCGGCCGTGGGGTTGGTCATGGCTTCGAAGGGGGCCGGTGGGGACGCCGTCCAGGTCGCGGGGGTGTTGGCGGCGGATTATCTGCGGCAGTCCAGGGACGCCTTGGGGTCTTTGCCGGCCCGTGAGCTAGAGGCACAGGCCGAATGGTTGGTCACCCGGTGGGAAACGTCGCGGCCGATGGAGCTAGCGGACGCCATCGGCGCGGCCTGAAGGGGAGGGAATCATGGGGGACATTGAACGCCGGACGTTTGGTCCCTGCGAAATCCGGGAGGTCACCGAGGACGACGCCAAGGGAAAGAAAAAGGGCAAGGTCATTCAAGGCTATGCCGCGGTGTTCGGCGTGGAATCGGAGGACCTTGGCGGGTTCCGAGAGATCATCGCGCCGGAGGCCTTCGACCGGGCCCTAAAGGAAAAGCAGGATGTCCGCGCGTTGTTCAACCACAACCCGGACCTCGTCCTTGGCCGGACGACGGCGGACACCCTGGACCTAGAGGCGGATGACCACGGCCTACAGGCAACCATTTACCCGCCGGACACGCAAATGGCCCGGGATCTTTTCGAGTCCATCCGGCGCGGGGACATTTCGGGGATGTCGTTTGCCTTCCGGGTCCCGATGGGCGGCGACGAATGGGACGAGGAAGGGGACACCATCACGCGGACCGTCAAGGACGTGGACCTCCTGGACGTGTCCCCCGTGGCTTATCCGGCCTACCCGCAAACGGAGGTGTCCGCCCGCGCGATGGAACGGGCGAACAATTTCCGGGAACTGGCCGCCGCGGTCCGCAAGGCGGCGGCCATGAGCGATACGCCATTCGAGTTGAACGAACTGCGGCAACGGTTGGCGGAGGCGGACTAGCCCGTGGAGCTATTAATGGGGTGTGGCGCGCGCCGGGACCGGCGTATCGCCATCAACCACCGGGAGGAATGGGACGACCTCGTAACCGTAGACAACAACGCCAACCACAACCCGGACGTTGTCCACGACCTAGAGGTTTTTCCCTGGCCGTTCCCCGATTCCCTTTTCGATGAGGTCCACGCTTACGAGGTCATTGAGCATCTAGGCCAACAAGGGGACTACCGGTCCTTTTTCCGGTTGTTCGAGGAAATCCACCGGGTGTTGCGGCCGTCCGGCGCGTTCGCGGCCACGTGCCCGTCCTGGCGTTCCATGTGGGCATGGGGGGACCCGTCCCACCGGCGCGTCCTTACCTCCGGCACGTTGGTATTTCTCAACCAACAAGAGTACGTGCGGCAGGTTGGGAAAACGCCAATGTCGGACTTTCGGTATTGCTATCGGGGGGACTTCGAACCCGTCAACGTCCAGGAGGACGAGGAACGGTTTTGGTTTGTGTTGGAGGCCATTAAGCCGGCCAGATTGTCCTTGACATCCCAAGAGGTAGCCGCGCACACTGCGCGTTGACGACTAATCCGCGGATTCGAACCGGCGTCTAAACGCCTCCGTTCTGATACCGCGTCATTACGGCCCACGCGCGTTTAACCGGGCGGGGTTCCGTTGGTGAAGGAACGTCCCTTCACCGGGGAACGCGCCCGGTTTCTAGTTTCCGCGCCTCCGGTGAAGCCGAACGGGAGGCGCGACGATGACCCCACAGGAACTGTACGAACAGCGGCATAAGCTTGCCGCGGATGCGCAGGCCATCCTTGACGGCGCGAAGGCCGCAAAGCGGAACCTCTCCGCCGAGGAACAAGTCACCTTTGACGACATCCACAAGCGCATCGGTGAGCTAAAGGCCACGGCGGACCGCATCGCAACCCAGGAGGCCGAGGACCGCGCCCTTGCGGAACTGGCCACAACCCGCGGTCGAAAGACGGACACGGACCTTGCCGTCAATGATCCCAAGGCGGACCGCGAGTTGATCCTCCGCGCGTGGACCCTGGCCGGGGACCTCGAAGCAATCCCGGACGCCGCGTTCCGTGACCGCATGCTGGCGGCCTGCCATCGCCACACCTTCAACGCTGCCCGAAAGACGGTGGAGGCGCGCGCCCTTTCCGTGGGGACCACGGACGCCGGAGGCTACTCCGTCCCGGATGAAATGATGCGCGCCTTTTGGGAACTACAGAAGTATTTCGGCGCCGTCCGTTCGGTGGCCACCGTGTGGCAGACGGGGACGGGCGCGGACCTCCCGGTCCCCACGGTCAACGATACGGCGAACACGGGCGAGATCATCGCCGAGGCGAACGCCGTTACCACAACGGTTGACCCCACGTTCGGCCAGGTCGTCCTCCAGTCCTACAAATATTCCTCGAAGGCCGTGATCGTGAGCGTTGAACTACTCCAGGACAGTTTCATCAACATCGCCGCATACCTCGGCGGCGCGTTGGGAACGCGTATCGGCCGAATCCAAAATACCCACTTCACCACGGGGAACAACACCGGCCAACCCAACGGCGTTGCCACGGCGGCCTCGTTGGGCAAGACGGCGGCGGCCACAAACGCCGTCACCTTCGACGAATTGATTGACCTACAGCACAGCGTTGATATCGCCTACCGCGGCCGGCCCGGCGTGGGGTTCATGATGAACGACGCCATTGCGGCCGTCATCCGCAAACTGAAGGACTCCCAAAACCGTTACCTGTGGGAAATGTCCACGCAGGTTGGCCAGCCGGATAGCCTCTTGGGCAAACCGGTCTACATAAACAACGACATGGCTTCCACGCTGGCCACGGCCAACCGAATCGTCTTGTTTGGCGATTACAAGAATTACGTCATCAGGGATAGCGGGCCGGTGATTTTCCTGCGGGCGGATGAACTGCGGGTCCTCAACCATCAGGTTGTGTTCCTGGCCTTCCAACGGTCGGACGCGGACCTTATCGACACCACGGCCGTCAAGTATCTCCGCCTGGCCTAAGCCATTCCGGGTCCCCGGGGAACGTGGTTCGGGACGCGTCCCCCGGGTGACCCGCCCTAGAGGTTTCGCCGTGGTCCTTGTCCGCATCCTCCGTCACACCCCCGGATACGCGTTCGGGTCCGTCGTCAACATCACGCCTCGCCGCGCGCGCGCGTTGGTGGAGGAGGGCGCGGCGGAATACATGCGCGCGCCGTCGCCGGAACGGACGGAACTGGACGGCAAAGAAACCGGCGTTAGCCGTCCCCCGCGAGGCCGCCGCTAATGGCTTTGGAAAATTGGTCCCTCGCTTCGTTGGCCGAGCTAAAGGCCTACATGGGGAACGTTCAGGGTTCCACCTTTGACGAAAACATGAATCAAGCCCTGAACGAGGCCACGGCCCTAATAGAGGGACGGACGGGCCGGCAGCTAGTTTCCCGCGGCGCGTTCACCGAATTTCATTCGTTAGGCGTGCGCGACAACTACTACGAATTGTGGTTGTCCGAATGGCCAATCGTCACCATCACCACCGTTCACGAGGACCCCGATTGGCCGCGCAGCTACGGCACGGAATCCCTGTTGGCGGAGGGAACGGACTACGAGCTAGGGACCGCGGAGGGGTGGGTCCGCCGCCTAGCGACCGGCGGCCCGATGCCGTGGAGGACGGGTAGCCGGATTGTCCGCGTCGTCTACGCCGCCGGTTACAAGGGACAGAACGGTCAACCGGCCACGGCGGCGGCCGTCCCCTACGACCTCAAGAAAGCATGCCTCTTCGGCGCGGCCTCCATCTACAAGGAATCCGACCGGCAGCGTTGGGGAGTGTCCGCCGTGACGGATGCCATGGGATCCGTGACGCGGTTCCTGGGCCAGTTCACCCCCGAAATTGAAAAGGACCTACAGCGTTACGTGCGGCGGGAATTTCATCGCACGTGGGAAAAGGCGGCGTGATGCCGTTTGAATTCGAATTCGCCGCCGACGACCTAAAGGGTTGGTTGGCCACCACGCCGCGGAATATCCGGGCGGCCGAGGTCCGCGCGCTAAGCCGGACGGCCGCCGCGGTTGCGGGGACGGCCCAGGCCTTGGCGCGAAAGCGTGGGGTCATCCGGCGGATTTTTGGGAGCAAGCCTAGCGGCCTCCGAAAACTGATCTTTCGGGGAAAGCTTCGGGTCCTTCCGTCCGGCGTCATTGAGTATCCCGTCGTCGTCAAAGGCCTAGCCGCATTCCAAGAGTTAGGCGGGAAGCTTGGCGGCCACGTCATCCGTCCGAAGAAATCCGGACCGCGAGGCCGTGCCGGCGTCCTAGCGTTCGGGGTCAAGGGCGGGTTCGGGTTCGGCGGCGATTTGGTCTTTGCCCGTTACGTCATCCACCCCGGCGGAATGATGCCGGCGACACCGTTCCTGCGGGAGGCCGCGCAGAGACGGGCCGGACGCCTCCAAGAGGAACTAACAAAGGAACTGGCGCGGGTCCTCGGCCGAGGAAAAACCGCATGACGGAATCACGGCCGGACGACATCGCGGACGCCATCGTGGCCACCTTGTCCGCCATCGTGGGGGACGGGGTTAATTACAACTACACCCCGGCCACCGTCGTTCGTTCGCACGTGGTGACGGTGGACATGCTGAACGCCAACTATGACCCCACCTATATCCTCACGCCGGACCGAAAAGAGGAACGGCCGCGGTCCTCGCTAGGGCCGGGAGGCATCATCCGCGGGCGCGCCTATTGGACCTTGACCCTTTGCAAGGTCCACAACCCGCAGACGGAAAACCCCGTCAACGTCCTTCCCCCGTTCACGCCGCCGAGTAATGGCGAGACGGACCCGCCGTCCCGGTGGACGGTCGAGGAAAGGATGCAACGGGACGTAAAGAAGGCCTTGCGTGCTGACCCGCACCTTGGCGGCCTGTCGTCCTACGTGGACGTGGCCGAAAGCGAGGACGGCAACCAAGACACGGAAATCCCGGGGTGGGCCGTGACGTTCGTGCGCCTCGCCGTGACCTACCACTACCGCCACGAAACGCCATGACCCTTTCCCCGGCGGTTGAGCGGTTGCTGTTGTGGTGTGAGGCGTTCGCCTCGGAGGGGGACTGTCCGGACAAGTGGCGCGCGGACCTCCTGGACCTCGTCCACGCCGTCCGCCAGGAGGACCCGCTAGCGGCGGCCTTCGACCGCGCCCGCGATGCGTTCCGCCGGATGGAGAAACCGCTAGAGGGGAAGCGCTAGCCGTGTGCTGCGGCGACGCCGTCCAGGTCCCGCCGCTGCCGATAGGAGGACCCATGGCACGTGTCTACACCGTCACCCCTGGCGCCGTCATCAACGTGGGGACGTTCGGCGTTGCGACGAACGACACCCCGGCCGTCGTCCCGGCGGACGTGGCCGGCGAGCTAGCCGCCTCGGACGTGTTCCGCGTTGAGGCCGAGGAAGGGGAGGACATCCCCGAACCGGCCGACGACGACAACGGGGACGAGGACGAGGCCGAACCACAAGAGGGCGCGACGGGTCCGCCGCGCCGGGCAAGAGGTAGGCCGCGGAAACGAACCGGCGCGCGCCGGAAGTAGGAGGAATAACAAATGGCGGGACCTTTCCTCGGACAGGATTTCACGCATTACGCGCAGCTAGAAAGCCTTTACGGCACGTCACCGGGCGCGTTGGCGGGAACGGATGCGTTCAAGTGTCACACGCAATACCCGTTTGAACGGGTCAAGGCGCGCCAGGACCGGGACCAAGACAGCGGCCGGCAACCGTCCGTTACCACGACACAGGGAGGCCGTGAGTCCTCCACGTGGACTATCGAGGCGGACGTGGTCCCGTCCGGCAATGCCGTCACGCCGACACCGCCGGATATGGACCCGTTCTATGAGGGTCACTTTGGCCAGAAGCTAACGGGCACCGCGCACACCACCACGGCCGCCGCGTCCTCCGGCGTGACCCTCAACCTTGCCGTGGGCGGCGGCGCCGCGTCCGGCGTGGCCATCGGGCAATTGATCGCCGTTGACGTTGACGCCACGAACGGGATCGAGGTCCGGCGTGTCGTGAACCTTGCCGGCGATGTCGTCACCATGGACCGGGCCCTAACCGCCAACCCCGCGCTAGGCCGTTCCGTTTACACCGGCATCACGTACAAGTTTTCGCAAAGCCAATTGAAAACCCTTCACCTGTGGGAATTCCTGAACGGAAATAACTTCAGGCACAAGGCCGGCGGTTGCGTGGCGCGGCAAATGTCAATGACGTGCGATTGGTCCGCGGATGTCCCCATGGCCGGCGTCACCTTCAACGGCGAGGGGAACGTCATCGTGGAAAATACGACGACCGAACCCACGGCGGTAACGGCCGGTGTCCCCCTCGTCCCGCCGAAGTCCTATATCTGGATTGGCAGTAACAAACACTGCCTGTCCAAACTGGACCTCTCTTCCGATAACGGAATCGAACAGCGCAACAACCAATCATGCCAATTGACGCCGTCCGGCATCAAGCGCACCGGCAACAACGGGCATTACAACGTGACCCTTTCGGCGTCGCTACTTCTCGAGACCGGGACGATTGAAGGCTATTACGACGCCGCGGACGACCTCACGGCCTATGACACCTTGATCCAATTGGGGACCGTCCCCGGTTCCATCGTCGCCATAGCCGCGCCCAAGTGGATTCCGGACGTTCCCGTGGAGGACCTTGACGGGGACGTGGCGCTAAACCTCAACGGCCGGTGCTACGGCACGTCCGGCGATGACGACCTATACCTAGCGTTCCTGTGAGGCCGCATGAAAATCCTAAAGCGTTGGCATGTCCGAACGTTCGAAATCGCCGACATCACGGTTGACCTCCGCCTAAAGGCCTTGACCAAGGCGGAGGCAATCGAATTCCTCCGCGGCCTTGCGTCCATCGGCCGGCAGGCCCGGGACGTGGACCCCACGGACGAGGACGCCGTTGTGGCCGGCCTGCGCCGGCTACAGGGTGACTTTGTCCGGGAGGCCTTCCGGGACTACGTGCAATTGGCCGAGGAAATCGGCCGCGAGGATGGCGGCCGGATTGAAACGGCCGTGGACCTCCTGGACGAATTGCCCACGGCGTTGACGTTCGAAATCCTGTTGGCAATCCAAAGCCTTTGTGTGGCCACGGAAACCCAGGGAAAAGTATTCGCCTCGCGCTACACGTCCTCTGCGGAGGGGAGCGAACCCGGGTCTTTAGACTCCCTTGTTTCGAACACTACCGCCGAGGATGGGACCGCGCATTCAATTGCGCCGCCGACCCCACCAAACGGCGCCGCGTCTACGGGACCGGAGTAGGACCGAACCGGTTTGACGTGTCCGTGTGCCCTTCGCGGATCCTGGCGGACGACGACCTAGGCGCCTTGGCCATCGCGGAATGGTGGTTGTTGTCCGCGCCACCGGACCCGCTAACCGGGGACCGCGCCGGCATGCCGGAGTGGCCGTTCCCTGGCGGCCTGTGGAATCAACCGGCGCGGTTGGTGGACGCCGTCCAGGTCCTGCGCGCGGAGTGGCCGCACGTGTTCGAAGGACCGAAGCCAAAGGAACCGCCACCGGAACCGGACCCCACCAAGGCCGCACGGAAACGGCGCGCGAGGCGATAGAACGACATGGCAACCGCTGAAGCGGAACTAATCCTCCGGCTACGGGACGAGGCGTCCAAGGGACTTGACGCCATCGTCGCGCACCTCAAGAAAGTAGAGGAACAAGGCAAGGCCAACGCGGCGGCCTTGAAGCAACAACAGGAACGCCTAGACGATTTCAAGGGCAGCGTTGAGGGCGCGGCCGAAGCGTTGGGCGGCCAATTCGCGGGCGCCTTGGGATCCGTGGGCCAGGCAATGTCCGCGTTGGGACCGGCCGGCATCGCCGCCGCCGCCGCCGTTGGCGCCATGGTCCTTTCGTTCAAGGCGGCGGGTGATGCCGTCGCGCATTTGGTTGAGGTCGGATCCCAAATCAAGGACTTGTCCGAACGGTCCGGCATCGCGGCCGAGGCGTTACAGCAATTCGGCTATGCGGCCAAATTGACCGGCGCGTCCACAGAAAATTTCGTCAATGCCTTGCGCATCATGCAAGTCAATTTGACGAACAACGAGGACAAGTTTAAACGGCTAGGCCTCTCCATTTCGGAACTGCGCGGCCTCAAACCGGAGGACCAATTCCTAAAGGTGGCGGACGCCATCAAGGGGATTCAGGACCCCGCGCAGCAAACGGCGGCGGCCATCGATGTTTTCGGCCGTAGCGCTACGGCCATCCTGCCGGCCATCAAGGAAGGGTTGTCCGGGTTGTCGCAAGAGGCTAAGGACCTCGGCGGCGTCCTGGGAGGTGACACCGTCAACGCGGCGGATGCCCTTGGCGACGCGGGAACGCGCCTCAACGTTGCGTGGGAAGGGGTCAAAAACCAATTGGCCGCCGTCATCGTGGCCAACCCCGAGCTAGCGCAAGCGCTAAACAACGTGGCCGCCGGTGTCGGGGCCATGGCCGCGTCCATCGCGCAGAACAAGGATGACATTGTCGGGTTCTTCCGGTTCTTTTTCGGGGCGGACCTAAAGGGACTGGAAATCATCACGGCCTTTTTCAAGGGCGCGGCCAAGGACGTTCAGGGTTTGGCGGCGGCCTTCAAAGGCCTAGGGCCGGAGATCAAGACGGCCACGTCCTTTGGTGGCGGAGGCCAGGACCCGTTCGCAAAAATTTGGGAATCGGCCACCACCGAATCGAAGAAAAGCCTTGACCTCCAGGTCGCCGCCGCGAAGAAGGCCGCCACCGAACACGAAAGCCAAGCCAAACATTCGCAAGAGGCGTGGCAACACGCGGCCGAGCAATCCCGCAAGGAATGGGATCGGTTTTTCCTCGACATGGAAAAACGCGGCATCCGCACCTTGGGGGAAATGCAAAAGGACATCAACAAGCAAGTCAAAGAAATGGCCGAGGCACAAGCCAAGGCCGCGATTGACCGGCTGACGAAAGAGTCCGAGGCCGTTGCCGCGATTCAGGCCGCCGCCGACAAGGCCAACGAGGCTAGCCGAAAGAAACGGGAAGAGGAACACGCGGCGTGGTTGGCCAATCTACACGACCTCGCGGGCGCGCTACACGCCGTAGGGGACGAGGTCGGCGGATTCCTGGGCGGGTTGGTGAACCTCGGCGCGGCCGGCGTTGACGTTTTCGCGCGCCTTAATGATTCGGCCGTCCAGCATGCGTCAACCCTTCAGAAGGTGGCCGGCGCGGCGCAAGCCGCGGTTGGCGCATTCCAAGGCGGGTCCGTCCTCGGCGGCGCGGCGCAAGGCGCGCTAGCCGGCGCGGCGTGGGGACCATTGGGCGCAGGCATTGGCGCGGTTGCGGGCGGCCTCTTGGGGTTGTTCGGCAAGGCGGCCAAGGCACGAAAGGAACTGGCGCAGCTACGCGGCGAAGTCCTCAACCAATTCGGCGGCATGACGAACCTGAAAAAGGCCGCCGATTCGGTGGGCATCAGCATAGACAAAGCGTTCAGTACGAAATCCCCGGCCGAGGCGAAGCGCATTTTTGATTCCCTCAACCAAGCATTGGAGGAAAAGAAGAAGCGTTTGGAGGGAATCAACACCGCCATTGGTGGCCTTGAACTGCTAACGCGCGGGTTCGCCGCCACGATGGAACGGGCCGGCGCCGCTACCGATCAAACCCAGGCATCGTTTACCCGGTTGGGTAACTTCGCCGTCGCCACCTTCGCCGGCCTCGTCCGCGAAACGGGGGACGTTATCGGGGCCCTTGACCAAATGGGCCCGTCCCTGGACTCCCTCGGAAAGATGATGGCGGACTTCGGATTCCAGGCCTCCGGTGCGTTCGCGCGGTTGCTGTCCCTGCGGGACGTGGTCACCTCCAACCAAGACGTTGCCGACAGTATCTCCGGCCTCAATCAACTCATGAAGGGGATGGGGGACGCCGGCCTCATTACGCGCGACATCCTGTTGGACATGGGCGCGCAGGCCGCCGCCAATTTTGACCTCTTGATCCAACGCGGCGTTGACGCGAATTCGGCCATGGCGTTGATGCAACCAACGCTTCAACAGCTATGGGAACGACAGCAACAACTAGGCGTGACCTACGACGAAAACACGCAAAAGCTTTTGGACAACGCCGAGGCACAGGGGTTAGTCGGCGAGCAATTCCTCGATACCAACGAACAAATTTTGGAGGTCCTAAAAATCCTTGTCGAAACCCTGGGCGGCCAATTGCCGGACGCCTTGCGCCGGATGGGGGACGCGGCAACGGATCAATTCGACCGGATGCAACGGGCGGCCGACGACGCGGCGGCCAGCGTTGGCCAGGTCGGCGGAGGGACATTCCGGGAGGCGGAGGGGTCCTTCGCTACCGGAATCCGCGAGGTCCCCCGGCCGATGGTGGCGCGGTTGCACACGGGGGAGGAAGTAGTCCCGGCCTCGGACCGCGGCGCGCGGCGTTCGCGCGGGCCGGCCCAAGTCATCGTCCTACAACCCGCGCCCATCATCCTTGACGGCCGGTTGGTGGGGAAGTCCACGCAACGCCGGATTGAGTCCGGCGACATTTCGCCAAAGTCATTTCTACGCCGGAGGTCCCGCTAATGGCCGGCCCAACCCGCGCCTTTTTCTTTAACCTGCTTTACGAGGACCCGGCCGGGACGTTCCTCTCCGCCACTAGCGCGGACCCTGACCTCCCCGTGTCGAACCTGATGGACCCCTTGTTGTCCAAGGTGTGGCGTTCGGCTAGCGGGTGGACCGTCGTGGTTGGCTTCAACGATGCCATAGACTTTTCCGAAAACGGGACGCCGCGCGCGGCGACCATCGCGCCCGGGAATTATCCAACCCATCTAGCTTTCGCGGCCGGCGTGGAGGCCGCCATCAACGCCGCCGCCGTGGACAACACCTACACCGTCACCGGTGGCGCGTCCTCGTTCGGAATCTCACGCGCCACCGGAACGGCGACGGTTAGTTTTCTGTGGAACACCGGCGCCAACGCGTTGACCTCGGCGGCCTACGACCTCGGGTTTGATCCCTCGGCCGATAGCACCGGCGGCACCGTCTACAACAGCGCGTTCAATGTCTATCAGGGCCAACACGCCGTTACCCTGATTCTCTCCGAGACGGACGCCGCCAACCCCGGCGAGGTCGCGCTAGTCCTGAACCACAACCTTATGCCGTCAACCGGTAGCTTTACGCTGTCGGTCGTTCAATTCCAAGGCAACGTCGCCGGGGTGTTCCCGCCGGCCGGGTCCATCACACACGAGATACAGCTAGAGGGAACGGGGACCGGCGACGCCGAGGCCGACATGCGCGCCGCCATCCTAGAGGAAGGGTTTACCAACACGCCGTGGACAAACTGCCGCGGTTACCGGTGGATCTTTCGGAACATGTCCCAACCGGAGGGGTTCACCGAGGCCGGCATTGTTTGGGTCGGTCCTATCGCCTCGCCGTCCATTCGCCCGTCCATCAACCTACGCGAAACCCGGGAGGAACTGTCCGAAATCGTCCAGGCAATCGACGGCGCAACGCACACGGACGAACGGCCAATGCGCCGCGTGTTGGACCTCGAATTCCTGGAACTGCCGGACGATGACGTGGCGGTCCTTGAACGCATCGCCGACGAAAACCCACGCGGCCGGTGTTTCTTTTGGAATTGGGACGACGACGATTTGTTTGACACGTGGTACGGCTACATGACCACGGGCCTAATCAAGGACACCGTGCCGGCGGCCTACATGACCGTTACAACGCAATTCGCCGAGGCCTTGGGATGATCGCACCAACCCGCATTGGACGCGGCGCGCTGGGCCTGCGGTCCGCGCTATATGACTTCGATGCCTTCGCCGACCAAACCTATTCGCGCAAACTGGCCTACCTCGAATTGCAAGGCGGCAAACGTTTGGCCGGTTGGTCCGCGTTCGGTGAGACCCCAGTCTACCGCGTCGAAGTGGCGGAGGAATGGGACGGCGTAACGTTGGACGTGTCCGGCGTGATTACCCAAGACGAAGTCCTAACCCGGACCGAAACGCTAGACATCCTCGTTGACACCGTGGGGACGTTTTTCTATGACCGGGATGGCGAATTCCTTTACGTTCACCTGACGGACGAATCGGACCCCAACAGCAAAAACCCGGTCGCGTTGTTCTCGTTCTACTTCGCCACGCGCGGAACGGTGGAACCCATCCTAGGGCCGGAGAAACTAACCGACCCCGGCCTCAACGTGGTTGGCTTCCCGGATTGGGACGAGGTGTCCGCCGATGCCACGGTGTCACAGGACACGGACCGACAAGAGGGTGCCTATTCGGTTCGCGTGGACAACGTCGCGTTGGCGGCCGGCGCAATCTGCGGGATTGAGCAAGGACCCATATTCGGCGTGCCCGGCAAGCAATACTTTTTTACCGGACGCTACCGGACCTCCTGGCCGCTGAACACCATTGGTGCGGAGGCGCGCCTACGGGTGTCCGCGGATGGGGGAACGAATTTCCTAAACGATGACGGCCTCACCGTGACGGCCTCCGGTGATGGGTTCGCGTTGCTGCCCACGTTCGGCGAATGGCGCCGGTTCCTTTTCGCGTTCCGGTGTCCAACGGATGGGTTCCTGCCGGATCCCACGACGGCGGACATTGTGGTGGGGGTCTTTCTCGGAAACAACGCCGGGTCCGCCATCACGGACGAAACCATCCACGTCAATTTCGATGACCTCCACCTTTTCCGCGTGTGGCATTACGCCTATTTCGAACCGCGCCTATCAGCGGACGGCCTCCCGGAATTGCAGAGGACCGCGAACGACCTATGGTTCGGATCCGAAAGCGTAGGCCTAGGGAATGTCCGCCTGTTGAACCGCGATGACACGCGCGACGCGGTTCCCTATCTCGAAACCATGTTGGGCCGGTATGAGGTGTGTTCCCGCACCGTGACCCTACGTTACGGCGGCGCGTTGATGAACGGCCAGGACATCCCCTATGACAACACGGAACCCGGATGGTCCGGTGTCGTCCACGCGTTCGAGGTAGGCGCCTTGTCCGCCGACCTCGGAATAGAAAGCGTGCGCGGGATCCTGTCGGCGGCCTTGCCGTTCACGGCCTATAACGACATCGATAACCCGAACCTTGCAGAGGCCGACAACGGCCGGCCGCGCCCGCTTGTGTTCGGATCCATCACCAACGTTCGGCCGGCGATGACGGACGTAACGGTGGACGGCCTCGGCGTCTACGAAACCCAGGACCCCACCTATTCCCCGGGGGACCTCGTCCTCCCTTCGGCCGTGTACGCCTACGAGGACGAGGACGCCGCCGCCGTCAAGGACGCAACGCGCCGCGTGGCCTTGGTCCTGGGGACGGACTACGATTCGGACAGCTACGAAACCACGGCGCGGGTCCTGATGTTGGGGAACCCCGGGCCGGTCCGCATCACGGCCGGCGAAAACGACGCGATAGACTTTTTTGTCACCGGCACGGGGACGCCTAGCGTGTTCCTCACCCCCGGACTCTATACGTGGTTCGCGCTAATGGACCACGTGGCCGCCGTGATGAACGCGGCCACAGCACCGGGGACCATCACCACGGCCTACGACATTTCAACGGGTGTGGTGACCATCGCCACCACGGACGTTGAACTGCGCTTGCTGGTGGACTCCGGCGACAACAAGGAACGGTCGGCCTACAAAACCCTGGGCTATAGCCAAACCGCGGACCTCGTTGGCGACGTGACCTACGACGCCGAAACGCCGATAGATCAAGACCCGGAAGCGCAAGTTATCCGGTGCGACATAACCGGGATGCGGGACGACCTCGCGGGGACCTACACCGGGACGCCGTCCGCCAACATCGAGCTAGGACCGGACATCACCCGCGTTATCCTCCGCCGCATTGTCCGCGTGGCCGTGGCCTTGATCCTGGACGACCGGTTCAACGATGGCCGGACCACGTCCCCCCAGGTCCTGGGGGTCTACATTGGCGGCCTCGCGTCCGTCCAAGGCGGCGAAGGATCGGACGATACCCTCCAGGGGGTCCTAGATAAGCTAGAGGTTTCCTGCTACGCCGACATCAACGTTGACAACGCCGGCCGGTGGGATTGGTCCCCGCGCATTGATGACGTGTCCGGCTACGCGGCCACTATAGCCACCGTCCTTTCCAATGCGGACTTTCTCGAATTCTCCGGCGCGCGGACCCTGGAGGACGTGTTCCATATCGTCCGCCTCAACTACGGGCAGGACCCATCAACCGGCGTCGTGCGAACGGCCGAGGTGACCAATCCCCTTGTCCCCGTCCTCTACGACCGGCGCCACAGCAAGACATGGGATTCCTACCTCCTGGACCCTGACGACGCGGCCGACATTGTCCTAAAGCTATCGCGCGCGGCGGCCATCGCCGTCAACCGCTACCAGTTCACCGTCAAGGGCAAGATGCTGAAGGTAAGGCTAGGCGATATCGTGGACGTTTCCGCGCGCCTCCGGAAGCTTGCCGAACCCGAACAGCAATCGGAACCCTACCTAATCCGGTTGACCTCGCTATCGGTGAACCCGCTAACGCACGTGGCGGCGGCCATCGGCTATACGCAATTTTTCGGGGTCGCCGTTTGATCGCCGCTGCCTTGCTCGCGGCCAAGTGTTTCGTCTCAATCGAGGCCGCCCTACCGCCCTTAGGCGTCGCGCCGGATGTCCTCCGCGCCGTCCTTGACGGGCGCGATTGCGACAGGGACGCCAAACCCGAATGGCAAAGCGGACTCCCCACCGTCTACCGCGTGGACCCTAGCGAGGACGGGCTAGAGGCCGAGGGATCCGTCATCCCCGATTCGCCGCCGGCCGAGGGGGTGTTGGTGTCCGTTTGCGTCCTCATGCGCCACACGCGGGGACGGGAGGTCGTCTGTGCTTACCGGTTCCTCCCGCTAGAAACCCGCTAGCGCCACCAGGAACGACCGCAGGCCCGGACCAAAGGGGTTCCTATGAACCGGGATCCCTGCGCCCATCAGCACGCCGGCCATGCGTTCGGCGGCCGGCGCGTTGTAGCTGTGGACCACCACGCCGCGCGGCGCGTGGGTTCGTCCAGGTCCCGCCATCCATCGCGCCAAGGCCGTTCCGTTGGCCTCGTGTCCGGCGTAGCCGGAGTAATGCGCCTCCGCCAAATCGTGGTCCAGGAATGCGAGATCGTAGCGCGTGGCCTTCATGCGGTCCGCCGCCTCGTCCGCAGTCCACGCCACGTCCGGGACTAGGCCTAGCTCCGCGCACCAATGACGGAACGTGGAATGGCGGGCCGGGTTGTCGTCTAGGAAAAGCACACGCGGCATAACGGACCGTCCTTCCCGTCTCCTAAAAGGCGAAGGGGAGGCCGCGGGATGCTGAACCCCACGTCCCCCCCTCCGGGGTCGTTTCTTTTCCTGAAGGAACTACCCGGCGAAAGCCTACCACCCCACAAAGGAAAAGAGGAGGCCGGAAACGTCCCGACCTCCCCGGGTTAGCGGGTCCCTCGTAAGGGACACCAGTATGCGCTAGCGCGTCAAGGTGAGTCCATCCCCCTTGACCATGGTTAGCTCGCCGCCGGCCTTGGTCCGCCGCCAGATAACCCGCGGCTTGATGTCCGTTGGATCCGTGGACCACACGGCGAAGTAAACCGGCCACGGCATCGTCCGGCCTTCCCGGGTCCATAGCTCCGGGAGGGTATCGATGAATCCGGCGACGGACTTTTTGGCGACCTCCGGCTTGCCGAACACGGTGATGATCGCGGGGTCGTCCACGTAGACATGCAAGGCCAACCCTTCGGTTGGGTCCGAAGCCACACGGGCCTTGGTCCCCGAATGGTCCCGGAAGTAGCGGCAGAGCAAAGACGCCGCGGTCCGTTCGGAATCGTTGGCCGATGGCAACGTGATGGGGATGCAATCGGCGGCGGCCGTCATCGGGACCGCCAGGAACAACGCCAACGCGAGTAGCGCGCGCATCAATGAACCTCCGTTGGCCGTCCGCATAGGTCGGCCGTTAATGGGTTGCCGCAATCGGCACAGTGTTTGCCGGCCAGGAATTCGACGGGGACGGCGGCCGGCGTGTATCCCTTGCGTTCGGCGCAGGCCGCGCAAAGCCACGCGCGCCGGACGCGGGAAAATAGGTAGGTGAACACCAGGACGCTAGCCACGGGGTGCGCCGTCATTCGGTTCCCTCCTGGACCTTCCGGAGGAACCCGCCGCGGCGGCGTGGCTTTCCTTCCGCGGCCTCGGCGGCCTCGCGTTCCTCGGCCTCGGCCTTCGCCGTGGCCTCGTCCCCGTGTTCGTCCATCAAGGCCGTGTCTGCGCTGTCGCCATAGCGGATATGCCACGCGATGACCTCCGCCCGCGTGGCCATCCCCTTACGGCCGATGCGGCGGCGTAGCGCCCGCCGGTATTCGTCGGTGACGGTGACTTGGTACGACACCCTAACGCGCATGGGTCCGCCTCCCCCGTGTTTGGACGAGCAAAGCGACGGTGTACGCCAGGTGTGACTGTGCCGTCGTCGTGGTGTTCACGTCCGGATTGGCCAGGTGTTGCCGTTGGGTCCAACCCATCGGCCGTTTCGTCCTCCACCACCACACGGCGGCCTGAACGACGGCGGCCGTGTCCTCCCGTTCGCGGCGCGTCATTAACTGGCCTTCCGGACCGGAGGCCGGCCCATTGGGACGGACCCGGCAGCGGTCCGCCATGAACGGGACTTGCACGACGCGCAGGACACGGGGACGGTGTAGGCCGTCCAGGTGTGCCCGCATCGGGCGCAGCAACAACGGAACGCCGGGATGCGGATACGGCGGACCTCGCCGGGACCCATGGCCTTGTCCGTCATACGTTCCCCCGCGCCCACAGCGGCGTCGTTCCCCGGACCTCGGAACACAGCCAACCGGACCGGCCGTCCTTGTGCGCGCCGGTGGTGAAGTAGCGGCCGTCAACCCATCCGCCGCCGGCCTTGACCACGTCCGCCGGCAACGTCGCCGGGTCCACCAGGTCCCCGGCCTCGGCCGTCCGCGCGTCCACCAACGGCCGCAACGGCAACATGCGCCATTCCCCAACCTCATGTCGCGTCATCCCTCTATCCCTCCTGGCCGGCCGTAAGTGGCCGGGACGGGAAGGATACTACCGCAGTAGTGACTTGGTCAAGGGGAAGGGGAAAGGACGGGGGAAAAGGACTGACAAACGCCTGACAATCCCCGGGCGCTGGGTTGAATCTAAAGGGGTTAGGTGTCTCCGCTACCTATGCTCGAATTAGGTTCGCGTGTATGGCGGGTTCCATGCCAGGACTCTAGCCGCAGGACTTAGCCGGGCTAGATGGAACCCCGCGGAACCTCCCGGAAGCTTCGCCCCTGACAACGTCCTGACAAATCCGCGCGGCCTTCTGGCCATCAGTAGTCCCCAACCCAACCGAGGGACACCGGCCAACCGTTGGCGTCCCGTTCGGTGACGAACCTGCGGCGCGGCCGGTAGGGACACGGGCCCAACGTTCCCGCCGCCATTGGGTCCACGTGAACGCGTCCGCCGAGGTCCCGCCACACCCGGAGGACTTGTCCGCAACGGCCGCAGGTCCACCCTACAAGGCGGACCGTCCACACGTGGCAACCAATGGCGAAGGGACGCGGCGTCATGGGGGCGGAACACACGAATGCCGATAGCGCCATTCCTTCCCGCAATGGGGACAACGCTTCGGTTTCCGCGCGGCCTCGGCGACGGCCTTTAGCGCGCGCGCCGCGCGGCGGTTCCTCCACCGGCGCAGGCGTTCCGCCGGTTGCTCGTCCCACCAATCGAACCCATCCGAGGACCACGCCGGGATGGGGGACGCGCCGGACATCACGCCGGCTAGGCGGAGGGACCCGTCCGGCCAATGGACCGGGCGGACCGGCCATCGGTTCCGGTGCGCGCGCGCGGGTTCCTTGCAAACGAACGTATACGCGCCTTGGGTTTCGAGTCCAAACCGTTCTAGTGGGTCCGGCCTGAACCACGGCCGCCAACGATTCCGCGTCAATGCTCCGTCCCCGGCGTTGTCCCGTCCGGGCAATCGCACGTGTCCACCGGCCGGCCGCAGTTCCCACAACGCGATTGGGTCCGGAGGTCCACCGTGTGGCCGGAGTCCCACGCGGCCAGGATGAACCGCAGGGTGCGCAACAGGTCGGTTGCATCGGCCACCGTGCAACCGCGGAGGATGGCCGTAGCCGTCGCGGCCTCCCATTCCCGTAGAACACGGATGATGGATTCGGCCACGGCCACGGGGTCACGCGTTACCGCCATCGGGAGGTCCGCGCCTCTAGGCCGGCGTCCTCTAGCTGTGCCCGGGTCCGCGCCGCGTTCCTGCGCGCCTTACGCTTCCGACCCTTCGCGCACCAAGGACAACTCCCGTGGTTCCGGCATGACGCATCAACGGCCCGTGACCCGCGGTAAGGCCGACGAACGTCCTTCCTCATGGCGTCACCTCTACCACGATTCCCGGAGGCCGAGGCCGGCGGCCCAAGGTTGCGCGCGCAACCAACGTTTGGCGGCGTACGTGGTCCCGCCCTTGAACCACGATACGGGACGGCGGCCCATGCTGCCGGCCATGGTATCGAACGCGCGAACGATGCCGGCGCAGTTTGCCGGCGTGGCCGGTCCGCCGTCCATAAGCCGATTGGTCCGCCGGACCAAGGTGCTATCCGCGTCGAAATATCGGCACTCGAACCGATGGAAGGCCAGGACCCGACCGTCTACGACAGCGGCGGCGGCCAACCAATCAAGGCCATGGCCGGCCGCGTACCAGAGGCCAAGGACCCTATCGCGCGGTCCGATGCGGAGGACCCCACTAATGACTAGGTTCCCACCTTCAGGCGTCGTCGCGCGGCGCAATGCGGACAACCGGGGTTCCTCCCTTCATGGCAACGGCCACCATGTCCGCCGTGCCCGGGCCTCCCGGGAAGGCCAACGCGAGGTCCGGCCGGAAGGACGCATACATGGCACGGTTGCGGATGGGACCGGCGGCGCGGCCGTAGAGGTGCCACAACGCCGGGTGAGGGATGGCCGGAACGCCGCGGGTTAGACACCACGTCCCGGCCAGATAGTCCGCGCCGCGTTGCGCGCCATGGCCAACGGTCCGCGGATTCAAGGCGTCCAGGACATCGAACATTAGCCGGAAGTCCGCGAAATCCCGGCCGCCGCATACCAACAGGCGTTCCGGTCCCACGTGGCCGGAGGCCTTCAATAGCTCGATGCCGCGGAGGAATCCATCGCCGTCCAGGTCCAGGACCACGTCGCTAGAAACCCGCAGGGACGACGAAACGGCGGTCCCCCTTACCGGGATATAGACGAGGCCGTGTTCGTGGTCCACGCGGCCACGTAGGACGGCGTCCGCGTCCGGCTTGGTCCACCACGCGCGGCGGATCATAGGTCGTCCCCGCGCAACCGGTCCCGTTCCCGGTCCTCGGCGGCCTGTAGGCGCGCCTCGGCCGCGAGCATGGCCAGGACGCGGCAGTGTAACCACCAACCAAACGGCGTGCCCAGGACGAGGCCGAGGCCGAGGCCGCCAAGGAACGTCACCGGCGCCGCCTCGCGGCCGGTGGCCGCATCACGCCGAGGACGACCCCCACGGCGTAGTTGAGGACCGGGCAGTCCTTGACGTGCGGCCGATGGGGAACGCATCCGCAACCCCACCGGGCGGCAGCTAGGACGCGTTGCGCGGCCCGGACCGCCACCTTTGGCACGGCGTCTATGAGTAGAGGTCCCTTCCTCGCCGTCATAGCTCCACGTATTCCTTTGCCGGGTCACCTCCTGGCCGGCGGCGTCCCGTCTGCGGGTTCCGCATCCATCCGGCCGGGTCCCCGGTCCCGTCCCATGCTGCTAGCGCGGCGACCGCCGCGCCGGGGGTGTCGTATCACCATCCATCATCAATGCTCGGTTCCCCGCGGCGGCCTACGATGATGCGCGCACGTCCGAACGTCAGAGGGATAACCCACGCGGTCCGCCCGTCCGGGAGGTCCCTTTCGGCGTAGTAGTCCGCCACCGTCAGGCCTTCCGTTTCTTTTCGCGTTCCGCCTCGGCGGCGGCCTCGGCCTCGATGAACGCCGCCGCCTCCCGTAGGGACGTGCCCGTCATCATGATTCGCAGGGGTTCATCCGCCGGCATCGCCTCAATGTCTTTATAGAGGCAAAGCATACAAACGCGCGGCATGACTTCCGGCGGCGGGTTGTGCGGCCTCCAATGCACGGACACGCCACAGCGGGAACAATGGCCGTGGATGTTGTCGTCAAACCCGCCGGGATTGCCGAAGCTATCCGGAACAACTACGAGGAAGGATGGCCCGTCGTCGTCGTCGTCCGTCAATTGGTGACCTCGCTATGTGCCACGTGTAGGAGCATGGCCGTGTGTCCGGCCTCGGCCTCGTCCCACGTGGCATACCGTTCCCCCTGGCCGTCACACGGACCACCAAGGACCATCGTTTCAAAAAGGATCGGGGGACCCGGACCGAAGTAGCGCCGGTCCACGCCATCAAACACCGTGGATACGGTGGCGTCGCCTATGTTGTCGTACGCCACGCGTGCCCAACCATCGCCGGGACGCGGGTCCCCATTCCGGGCGATGGCGGCCTCAAAGCCGGCGGCCCATTCGAACAACGAGGCCGCCGGCCGTGGGGTCCGTCCGTCCGCGCCTAGGACGTACTGGCGCGCTAGTCGCGTCGTGTTATCCCTCCGCCGCCTTGTCCTGGCGGTTGCTGTTGTCCTTGCCCGTCAACCGGCGCGCCACTTCGGCGGCCCGTTCCGGCTTGTTCATGATGCGGCCCGAACCGTAGAGGTCCACCGTCAACGCGATGGACGAATGGCCGAGTTGTTCCGACAGGTGCGCGAGGTCCGGGTTGTCTACGTTCAGGTGTGTTGATGCGAACGTGTGGCGCAGGGTGTGTGTGCTGAAATACAGGGGAAGCTTGGCCGCCTTTAGAATGGCCTTGAACGCGCGTTGCACCTGCGCGTAGTCAAGCGGTGTCCCTCGGATGGACGGGAACAAGAGGTCCGGTAGTTCCTTCCCCTTCGCCATGGCCGCCGCCTTGGCCTTCGCCTCCCATGCCTTCAGGTCCTCTATCAGGACTTGCGGGAGGTCCACCTTGCGGCCTCTCTTGTTGCGCGTCATCGGCACGACGCGGCCTTGGCGGTTGACCTTGCGGTTGATTAGCACGTGCGGCTTTGGTCCGTGGATGGCAAATTGCTCGCGTGACAAGGCCATGCCTTCACCGATGCGGAGGCCAAGCAACGCGACGGTGCGGAAAAGGATTGGGTAAACGTCCTTGACGGGCGCGTCCCGCACGGCCAGGAAGTCCGCGGCCTGTTGTTCCGTCATCGTCTTTTCGGCCGCCGCGTCCTTGCGTTCGTCTCTCGATGGCGTCAGTTTGAGGCGCCGTGTCCCGGTGAAATGCGCCGGGTTGTTTACGATGATGTTGTCCTCTTTCGCTCCCTCAAAGACGGCGTGCAACACGCTGTGGACGTGTGCGACGGACCCCTTGGCCAGGGGTCCCACTAACCCGTTGAGGAAGGTTCGGACATCGCCGGGTGTGATTAGGCGCAGCATGCGGCCTTGCGCCCATTCCTTGATATGGCCTAGTGCCCAATCGTAGTTGGCCAGCGTTCCGGGGGTCCACTCGCTTTGGTGCCCGCTACGCCAACGCGGGAGGTATTCATCAAGGGGGATGTCCTTGGAAAGGCCGGTGGCGCGCCGCGTTTCCTCGATCAAGTCATCAAGGAATTGCTGGCGTTCCTTGGCCGTGTAGAACCCCTTTTGCTTCGGGGCGGTTCCGTCGCGGCGCATGGCGTCCGTCTGATACTCCAGCGGATACTGCTTTGACCGCTTGCTCTTGGACCTCTTGCGAACGGCCATGATGGAGTAAGTAACGCCGCCAACCTTCAATGCGTCGCCTCACCCTGCGGGGTGTTGTTCAGCGGGTCACCCGCGATCAACGTATGACCTCGCGTGGCCTCACGCTTCGCGGTCCGCCGTTGTTCTTTCAGGACGACGCGGGCCTTTTCCAAGGCCTTGCTCCGCTTCTCTCGAATCTCCGCCTTGCGCGCGGCCTTGGCCTTGCCTTTCGTCTCGCGGTAATGCCACCAGGAACACGGACCGCTGCAATACTTGACCCCGCGCTTTTTCGCGCGGAACTGCTTTCCCTTCCTTGGGCATTCCGGGTTTTGGCACGTGGTGAGAATGTGCGCGCGTAGGGGTTTGTTGTGGCGACGGCGGCGGACCGGCGCGGCGCTGTTGGCGGCGGCCTTCCCGTAGGCCTTGCCGTTGCCGTTGACGATTGGGGACCCGTCCGACAGCAAGGCCACGGCGTGGTCAAGCTGCGCGAGGCGCGCGGTTAGCTCGCCCCGTTCCTTGTTCATCGTGGCCAGTAACCGCTTGCGTTCGGCTGGCGCCTCCAGGGCGGCCAATACGTCCTTGAACTGATTCGCGTTTAGCACAGCTATCCCTCCATTCCGGGTGTGACCCGGGTGTGACGCCGACCGGACGGCCGGCCGTCACATGTGACGGCATCTTTTACCGCCGACATTTTTGTCAGGCATGGGCGGACGCGTTTTGTGTAGACTGGTACACAGACCAACCCGTACCACAACCAACGGCCTTCGGTCAACCGTCCCGCCGTTCCCTCCGGTTGACCGTGGGCCCGGCACGGGGTTTGGGGCGTGACGATGGTAAGGCGGACAGTCATCCGGCGTATTCCTCCACGGCGGCCAGGGACCGCGCCTCGTCCACAACGGACGCGGGGACCTTGACGACCGTGCCGGCCTCGTATCTCTGGTACGTCCTCAATGTCAGGTGCAAGGCTTCGGCCATCTCCCTCTGGCCAAGGTCCAGGACCTCAACCCGAAGGCGGCGCAGTTCAGCGGCTACCGGCGGCGTCAGGGACGACGGTGGTTTAGGGTTCATGGTCTGCTAGCTTACCGGACACCACACCACCGGGTCAAACCGGCCGTGACAAAACTGTCGTAAGGGGTCGGGGTCCGCCCAATTGCAGAAAAGGCGCGGTCCGCGGAGTGGGGATGTTGACCCCATCCTCCGCGCGGCTTTCGAGGCGGCCGGCGGGAGGCCATGGCGCGAGGCGCGCAGTGTGGCCGCCAAGGTCAAGGTCCTCCGCGCCGCCTCCACGGTGGCCGAGGGGGACCAAGGGCGGATGGCGGCCTTGCTTGGGATCCGCCGCGAAACCGTCAACCGCAAGCTCAAGAAACACCGCCGGT